ATTAAGAATATTTTTGATTTAAAATCTTAATAAGTTTTTGAATTAGTTTCCATTCTTAATTTAAATTCTTGTCAAAATCTTGATTTAAGAATATTCTTAATTTAAATTCTTATTAACTTCTTAATTTAAGAATATTCGGATATAAAGACAATTATTTATAGTATATAAAGAGAGATAATGGCGTCACAATATGCTCTCACATGCACTAACGAAAAGCTATGGAAGTTTTATAATGCCCACCCGAGCTTGAATTTTGAAACTACCAATCTATTATTTATGGATGTATTAGAAAAGTTCCTACAAGATGCCAACACGTCTTTGAGCACAAATATTACAGCCCAACTTGTAGAACAAATTCAACGTCTACAATTACAGGTTGGTTCAATAACCGACAATCTCTCGCGGACGCAAAATGAAACAGCTATGAATTTCAACTATAAACTATCCGAGTTCAAAAAAGAATATATTGAAGAGGTTAAAGTTATTCTCACAAATAATGTTGCCGAAAAAGTTGCTCCGCTTTTGAAAGAACAAAACGCAATGATGTTGGATAAAACCCACCTCTTAATAAATACTCTTATTCCGAAGAACCAAGATGAAACGTCCGCCAAACAAATTAACGATTCAATGAAGACTTTACAAACATCTTTTTTGGATTTTAAGAGAGAATATATCGATGATATGAAAATGATATTGACAAATAATGTTGCCGAAAAAGTTGCTCCGCTTATGAAAGAACAAAACGCAATTATGTTGGATAAAACCCATCTCTTAATTAATGATCTCATTCCAAAGAATCATGATGATGCATTAATAAAACAAATTAACGAGTCCATGAAAGAACTCCATTCCTCTATTTCCGAGGATACTAATAAATTATTAACTTCTTCTATTAATCAACAATCCTTTGCGGATTTTATTTCCAGTATTGATAACAAATTTTCTAATGCCTTGCAATCATCTCAATCACTTTTTGGATCAACCGAACAGAGATTAGATTCTAGTATTAGAGAGATTAAAGCGTCTACTGAAACCCAAATTAATTATTTAAAAGAATTATCTTCTTCTAATCAAACTATTACCTCTTCTCTCAACAATAGTGTTTCTGATCTCTTGAAGAAAATGGAAAATTCCAGCTCGAAGGGGAAAATATCGGAAAACATTGTCTTCAATATTTTACATACTTTATATCCTTGTTCACAAATTGATCCGGTAGGAACAACCAAAGAAACGGGCGACATTATTTTAACGCGCAACAATAAACCCAAAATTCTTATTGAAAATAAAAACTGGGATAAAAATGTTGTTCAAGATGAAGTGAAAAAATTTATCCACGATGTGGAAAAAAATGATTGTTGCGGTTTATTTCTTTCACAAAATTATGGAATCGCAAATAAGGAAAATTTCCAAATAGATATTTCCGGAAAGAATATTTTACTTTATTTACATGAAGTGAAAAATGACGCCGAGAAAATTCGTGTCGCAATTAGTATTATTGATCATTTCAAAAGCAAGCTGGACGAATTAGATACTAATGCGGATGTGGATGTTATAAGCAAAGAAGTTCTGGATATGATTAATCGCGAATATCAAAATCATGCGTTGCAAAAAATCAATATGATAAAATTAATCAAAGATTGCAACCAAAAGATGCTTAAACAAATGGATGAAATAAAAATTCCTAGTTTGGAAGATTATCTCTCGAAACGCTACGCCTTTTCTACGAGCAAATTTACTTGTAAATATTGTAGCTTTGTCGGAAAGAACCAAGGGTCGCTGTCCTCCCATTTGAGAGGTTGCACAGTTAGGAAAACTATGGATGGAGATAATTCTTCAAATGAGGATGAAATCGGTGAAGAAAATACAATAATCGAAACGGAACCGATTGATCTTCAAATCCCTATTTTGTCAGCTGAAAAAACGAAAACGGGGAAGACCAAGAAACCCAAGTTAACTATCAATACTTAGGATATAAATCCAACTTTTAACATCCTTGGAAAATTATTAAAGAGAGAATATTGATTATTTTCATTAAATAAATAATCAATGTTTGTAAAATCATTAGTGCCGTTTTTTACGCACATATTTATTCAAAATCATTTCACTTTCCCTTTTTGTATTTCCATTATATATAATGTCGTCAGATCCGTCATCCCTTGAAGAATACGGGAAACAAATGATACTTGAAGAAAAATGCCAATTTCCGCCAACTGAAATTAATCATGATTTAAATCCTCCTCTCACAACTTCATTAACATCAAACAGGTTTTTTAAAGGTATATATGCGACCTCCTTAGGAGAATGTCAAAATAATTCAATGTACAATAGTAGTTTTAGATTAAAGAATGATATGAATATGGTAAGCTATATTTTTGAACCACTAAATATTGACGATATCAAATCTATTCCTACGAGAGATGATCACACTGATGTAATAGACGTTAGGACCAATGGAACCATTTCCGCTTGTACGATCCAAGGCTTTAATAAACCTTATACAAATTCTGTATTCGAATTATTTAAAGATTCTGATGATAAATATTTTGAGGATATTTTTTTTGTAATTGATACCGGAGACAATCTTGTTCAACTATTAGCTGGGCTTACCCCCCCATCCAAAATTAATATCCATCAAATTCATTCAATGGTCACCTTGGCCGATAGTGCGCCGAAAACAATACCGAATTCACCCAAATACAAAAAAAACAATAAGTTAGTTATATTGCATTCATGGTATTATTCTGAGCCAATAATAATAGATCATGAAGACCCATTATTTATTTCGTCGTTCAGGATAGAGAATAGTCGAGCAGCAGGATATGACAGTATCACCAATTGGGAAATAAAACAAAAATGGACACTACCAGCTGTAGCTGGACAAACGACTTATATAAATTCAGTTAGTAATGCAAAAAAAGATAATAACAAAAATGTAGTAAAATCCTATTTAGAAACATATGTTATTCCCAAGATTGATTACGCATTTTCAGATAAAGATAAAATACACGGCTCACATTTTATCCAAAGAAAACGATCAGGTGATTATTTACAAGTATTGTTCGCCGAAAAATTACCTGGATTAATGAAATATGATCCATCCGGCAGGTTTGAACTAAAAAATACTCCATATGATCCATTACCCTTTTCATATATAAGAGACAAATATACCGTAAACCAATTTAGACAGAGAACGTTCTTTATAACCGGCGATTGGCCAGCCGTTTGTTGGGCAATCTGGAATAGAGTTAATACTATAATGGTATTTAAACATCCAAAAAACATAGAAGAATGCTGTATTTTAAAATTTTCATTTGAATGATTTAAATTTATATAGGTATATATTAGTGAATAAGATGGCATTATTAAATGTTGAAGAACAAAAAATAAATATAACAATGGGTTATTTAAGTTCTCTACAATCGGCGGAAGATATCAACGCAGACGATTTTATTCAAAATTTTATTTATAGTTTAGATGCGGAATATATAGTTAATAATAATATATTTGATATATTGTTTGATATATATTTTGCTTTAAATCCTCCGGTAGCAATAGCAAAACTAACAGAGGAAATATTTTATGACGAAGATGGGAAAGAGGTTTATGACGAAAATAAGAAACCATATGTTACTCTAAACGATGATGCCTGGAAGGCTAATTCCAATCGTTATTATTATTATGATATCTTATATGAAGCTAACAAATCTTATTTGACAGATTTAAATAGTCAATCTACCTTTATCGATATTTTAATGGGGGTTTTAACAAATTTCATATTAAATACGAATTATTACTATCAAATGTTACCAGACCCGGGCACATCAACAACAGAGACCGGACAAACCGTTGAAGTCGATCCTTCATATTTTAGATATGAGCACACAAATTTACAAAGGTCGTATTTTATTTTTTGGAAATTTGTGTTTACCCAATTAAAAGATATTTTTTTATTGCCCGAAGAAATTGATATAGAAACTGCTCTTCGTAAATTGGCAAATAATATATTAACTTATTTTGTACAAAATAATTTAGATTTTGTTAAAATAATAATAGATATTTATTATAATTTTTTGCCTGAATCTTCTACTGTTTTTACAAATATTGATGAACAACTTGATTTAATCTCAAGACAAGCATTAATTAATAACGAACCCATTCGTATAAAAAACAACACAAAATCCAACAAAGAAAACAAATCGGGGATCCTGCACAAAACAATAGATAATTATACTAAACGGCGCAAGCCTATAAGCGGTACTACTGCTACTATGAGCGGTAAGTCTAAGTCTAAATTTGTCACTCAACGGCGAAAGCCTATAAGCGGTATTACTACTAGAGATACTACTACTACTATCGGTACTACTACTAGCGGTACTACTGCTAGAGATAAGTTTAAAAGCGTCACTAGCGGTAAATCTAAGAGGAAGCCTACAATTGATATTAATACGATTTTTAAATTAAATAATCCCCAGCGCGAACTGTACACCCTACAGGAACAGCCTGCATATGGCGGAGGAAGGAAACGCACACACCGGAGAAAAAAGAATAAACGCAGTAAGAATAAACGCAAGAGTATAAAACGCAAAAATAAAAAAACACGGAAATATCGTAAAAAGTTATAAATAATTTATTTATCGCCCTCTTTATAGGGTTTTTGGATACAATACGGTCGCCTGGAATTTAACCAGAACGTACTCTCACATATATTATCTAGACTTTGCCCGCATTTGCATTCAAAGTCTATGCCAGAGGTTTTGCAGGGGGTTTCTCCGGGGGTTTCGTCCCCCCGCGACGACTTTGGCGAAGCCGGGTTTGAAAGGGCAGAGCCCTTTGCTTTATATTCCTTTTCGCTTGCGGTTTGTATTCTTTTATGCGTCGTTGGTGGGCGATACCCTCTACCAAATTTAATCGAGAAAGACCGCATTGCAACTGCCGTCGTCGTCATGATCGTTTGTTTCATTGCCGTCATTCTTTATTTGTATTGATATTTTATCTTATTTTTAAATATCAATTTTTTGCCATTATGTATTAAAAAATTCCTATTAATTAATCCATTAACAATGGATGAAAAATATATTT